GTCTTCCGCCCTGCGGTTACCTAAAAAACGGTCGCGGTTTTTCGCCGGCCTGCCCGACCACCCCGCCCCCGGGGGCCGGACAGGAGGCACGAATCCACCCTCCGACCGGTCACCATCGCCTCGACGAGCGCGGCCGGGCCGTGGCCCGCGCCTCTGCTGCCCTGGCTGCCCTGCGGTCCGCCTCCTTGCGGCTATTGCACGAGCGGTGCATGGGCTGGAGGTTGGCACGGTCAGTCGGGTGACCACCATCAGCGAGCGCAGTGATGTGGTCCACCGTGCCCGACCACCGTGACGACCGAGGCAGTGTGGTGTCTATCTCCGCACCGCAGTACGCACAGCACACACCGGGCACGAGCACCTCGCGCACGATGCGCTGCCACGGTCTGCCATTGCGGCCACGCTTACGGTCGTACTCGTTGAGGATCATGATCACCTCGGATTGTGGGGCGGCGCGTTCCTGGTACCGGAACGCGCCGTCCCGGCGCCGTGGTCTCACCCAGCCACGACTCTGGGGCTCAGGTATGCGAAAGGCCCAGCCAACTGGCCGGGCCTTTCGCTAGTGACACTGCGCCACCATCAATTCCGTAATGTACATCGGTCAAGCACCATCTTCGGCGTCTTCCTCTTCAAGACGGCGTGTCGCGGCCTTGTTCGCTTCAGCGCAGCGAACTGAATGATCGGCCCATGGCCACGCGAGGACTCTGCACGCCGGGTCGTGAAGGCACTTGTATCCAGCTGGCGGCCGCCTCGCATCAAACCCCATTGATCCACCTCTTTCCTTCGTCGAATGGTCGGTCTAGGTCGAAGGACATCGACTGCGAGCGGTCGAGATCCCACACGGATAGGTGCGTCCAGCCGGTCGGCGACCACTCGTCGTAGGCCTTGCGGCATGCCTCGGCAAAGGTGCCCGCTTCGACGTCTAGGTCTTCGCTGTCGTCGCTGAACCACTCGATGTGGATCGGGTACAGGCTCATCGCGGGAACGTCGGGACAGTGCCCGGCTCGGGCGCTTGCCACCCCGGGTAGCCAGGATGGGAAGCGTAGATGTCGGCCAGATACCGGAGTGGCATTTGGTCCGGCGGGGTCTTGTCCGCGCCTGCTTCATAACGCCGAAGCAGGCGCACGTAGTTGAGCAGGATGCCCTTCTTCGCGCGGATCTCCAGTTCAAAGCGCTTCCGGAGCTCGACGAACCGCGGATGCAGCGTTTCGAGCTTGACCTCGTCGTCGTAGATCCGAGCGGCGAGGAAATCGGCGAGGTCGCTCATGGTTCTTCCTTCCTGTGTCGAGCTCGACCGGTCGGCTCCGGCGGGACACCGATTCTATCGAGCGGCAGCGGTGAGACTGGAGGAAAGCCGATCCGCGCAGTCGCCCCGAACCTGACCATGCAATCGCTGCAGCAAGCGATGTGCGCCAGCCCCCAGGGCGTGACCTCTTCAGACGGCAAAGGATGCCCCACACCAGCCTCGTCGACGTAGCTCACTGAATCGACCCGTTCCGCAGGTACGCCTCGAAGACGGTCGCCGTCTGAATGATCTTCGACGCGTCCGGCAGCGTCAGGGAATAAGCACCTTGATATCCGGTTCCCTGCTGGTTGACGGTCACTGGGACCGGCCGAAGTGCGCTTATGGCGTTCTGCAGCGCCACGCTTCGGATATCGAGGTCCTGATACTCATGGGCGAAAGCGACTTGCCTCGGTTCGGCGCTCAATTGGTCCTCCTGCTGAATTTCGCCGTCAGATGCCGGCGGACTGCTGTTTCCTTGTGGCCCTCGCACGAGGCGAGGACGTCGGAGAGCCGAAACAGGATCGGCCTGCTCCCTTGCCGGCGCCATCCGCGAGCGCGGGCGGTCCGGTAGATGTGGCCTTTGGTCCATCCGGTGAGGATGGCGACGCTGTCGGCGTCGATCCATGCCTCAGGTGCCAATTCGCCTCCTCTTGGCGACGTCGATCCACGTGTTCACGGGTGGTAGGTCTCTTCTGTTGGCGGCGTCCTTGGGCATGGCGAGCCATGCGCCCCAGATGTCGTCGCGGGCTGCGGCGGGCAGTGAGGAGTTCGGGTGGCCGGTGATCCAGTTGAGGTGCCATCGGGCGAGCTCACCGGCGATCGCGCCGACGTCCTGATTCCGGGTCGGCGCGAGGTCTGGGCGGTCTTCGAGGAGCTGGGAGGCGAGGCCGCGCACGGCGACTTCGATCCTCGTGAGGTTCGAGACGACGCCGAGCTCGAGCGGGACGGCGGGGTCGACGGACTTCGAGCCGACTTCGCCGACGCCCTTGACCGGGTAGAGGAGATCCTGCGCGGCCGCCCATGAGCGTTCGATTCCTCGGAGTCCTTCGACGATGAGGTCGGTGCAGTGCCCGCAGAGCCACGAGCTCGGGCCGGACTTCTGGATCCGGTCGCCGTGGTCGGAGACGCAGTACCCGGTGAATCGGACGACGCGGACGGCGAGCGCATAGGGGACGAGCTTGACGTGGTCGTCGATGACGACGGGGTATCTCTTGCCGTAGCGCCAGTTCCTGGGGAGGTTCATTCCTTCGGGGATCCGGATCTTCACTTGCCGCGCCTCCTTGGTCTGGACCTCCTGAGGTTTTCGGGCTTGGGTTTGGGATCGGGCTTGCTTCCCGTCCTGTCCCTTCCAGACCCGACCCGACCCGTCCCGTCCCGACGCGGCTTGATCCGGGAGACCTCTGATCTGCCGGGATCTGGCAGATCGCCCTGTGCCGGTATTTTTTCTGGCATGTTTTCCGAGGCCGGGCGTGCTTCCGTTGCCTCAGGCTCGACCGGCGCGGTCCGGACAGCAGCTTTAGCTGCCGTGCCGTTGGCGCGTCCGGGAGTCTTGTACCGGTTGGCGGGGTCGATACCGTGCTTCTGGAGGAAGTCGGTCGTCTCGGCCCCGTACAGGGGGTCTTTCGGGGCCGCGAGGAGCGGCCAGTCACCGGATGGGTCGTCCTGCCGCTTGGAGTTGCACTCCTTGCAGCAGACGATCAGCGTGCCGTGCTTCGCGGCTTGGCCGGGTTCGATGTGGTCATAGGTTCCGGCTCGGCCGGACTTGCGGTCGGTCCACGAGACGGTCTTGCCGCAGCGTCGACAGGCGTCCCCGTCACGCCAGCGGACCGGGACCGTCAGCGACGGGTCACGGGCATCCTTCTTCCTCTGGTTCGTCCAGGCGCGCTCTTCCTTGAGGATCATGTGGAACAGATCCTCTTCCTCGACGAGCTTCCACGCGGGCTTCTCGTTGCCGTCCTCGTCGGTGATCGTTGTCTCGGTCCAGTAGCCGCAGCGCTTCGCCGCGGCGGCGAGCTCGTTGTACCGGGTGAGGGAGCCCGCCATGTGGCGGGCCGTGCCCACGGTGACGATGTAGTCCTGCTCGTACGCGGCCGATTGGGTTGCGCAGCGGGCCACGAATCCGAACAGCTCGTTGAGGATCCGGTCGTCAGCTTCGTCGAGTTCGAGGGCTGAGAGGACGATCGGGTGGTTCGCCGCCGCGTCGCCCTGCTTCAGCCATGGCATTCGCCTGTGCCTCCTCCTGCCTTTCGGCTTCCAGTCGGTGTTTCAGTTCGCAGTGCCTGGCCATCGAGATGACCGGGAAATCGTCCTGCCCGCACACTGCGCACCTGTACGGGTCGGGCTTGCCGCTCACTTGCATTGAGCCTGGTTCCCGTAGCCGCTGCCGCCGTAGAGGTAGTACGGGAAGATCGGCGAGATCGGCGTTCGGCTGGGGCCGTACGGCGCGGGCACCGAGCGGGGCACCACGGGCGCGACCTTCGGCGCCGCCGGTTTAGCCGGCGCTGGGGCAGGCTTCGCGCCAGAGCCGCCCTTCGCGCCGCCTCCTGCACCGCCGCCCTTCTCCGGGACGATGAGAGCTGCGTTGGCGGCCTTCGGGCACTGGGCATCCGAGGGGCCGCACGCCGATAACGACGCGGCCGCCAGAACAGCCACGACAGCTACCACGAGCTTCCGCGTGTGGCCCTTGACGTTCCACCACACGTTCGGGGCGAAGGCCTGGGTTTCGATGAGCGGCACGTCCTCAGGCACGATCGGCCTCGCTACCGCTGCGGAGGACTTCGGTTGCGACTTCGAGCAGCGCGGCCAGGTCCTCCCGGCTGTCGAAACTCGTGGCGTCGATCTCCAAGTGAAGATTGTCCCCGTCTGTGATCTTCGGTTCGATCAGGACCATCGGCTCCAGACCGAGTGCGATCTGCCGAAGTGTGATGGTGCTGCCATCGTTGCGCAGTGTGACGCTCATCGTCACCGAAATGTCGTTGCTCATTGAATTTCCTCGCCCTCAGGCCTCGGCGGGCTTCTCGTTCGTGTGGTCGCGGAACCAGTGCATGATCCCGTCCGCCGTGTAGATCGCGTGGCTGCGCGTCGCGTAGACCGTGCGCGGGACCGAGCCCGGGTCCGAGTAGTCCTTGCACACCACGAACTCGAGCCACTTTCCTGCCGCGTTCTTCGCCCAGAAGCTCGCCCCGTAGTCCTTGTCGACCGGGAGCTCGAATGGCTTGGGGTCAGCGAGGGCTGCATCAATCTCGGAAACGATGCCCGTGCGCCCTATGGTCTTACTCCACTCGTTGCGGATAGCCCGCACCCGTTCCAGCTTCGCCGAGGCGGCCTCCAGGTCCCTGGCGTAGCCCTCCGCCGTCAGGTTCGCCGCAACGGCGTCGTCCTCGGCCTCGGCCAGCTTCGCCTCGGCGGCCTCGGCGCCGGCCTTCCATACGTCCACGTCGGAGTTCGGCGCGGCGTCGAGCGCCGCGAGGAGCTCGACGAGCCGAATCTGGATCCCGAAGCCACCGTAAGCGCCCTTGATGTTGAGGTTCACGAGGCCGTCGTCTCTCACGATCACGTCCACGCTGCGGACGCTATCGTGCGCTCTGCTCTGGATGGTGGTGGTGGTCATCTGTCTCTCCCTTTGGTCTGTCGTGTGGTCCCGCGAGGGGGGCGCAGGTCGTCCGCTGCAGGCGCTCGTAAGCTCGCCCAGTCCGCCTTCGGCCGCCCACCTTGTGGTGATGTCCTTCCAGCCGTTTGACGCCCCTCGCGGAAGTCTCTAGTTGGCCTCTTCGGCTTCCTTGCCGAGGTAGGCCGGGTCGCCCACGAGGCGGGTCGCGGCGGCCGCGGTGTACGGTTCGGGCTCGTGCTTTGGCACATCGGGCCAGTCGATGTCGTTCTTCATGGTCTGCGTCCTTCGAGTACGTTGATGGTTTCGCTTACGGGGATCAGTCCCTGCCCCTGGCCGACCCTGAGGATGTGGACGGCCTTCCGGTTCCGGCGGTCGAGCTCGAGGACTGCTTCGAGGAGTTCGAGGCGGGTGAGCCGCTCTGCTTCTGCGAGCGCGGCCTCAACCAGTTCTGTGCGGGTCATCGGTTTGCACCTTTGCGCTCAGCCACTCGGCTCGGCGGCGCTTGAGGTCCGCAACCGAGGAGAGGCGCTCAATCGTGTGCTGGTCTCCGGTCGCGAGCGCGGCGGCCATGCTCGCGACCGCCGCGTCTTGCCGGAGACCCACGAGCCACCGCTCGAGCTCGACGTCGGTGAGTGTCAATCGGAGCACCTGCACTCGCCGGTCTGCTGGTTGATGACGCCGCCGCAGGACCCGCAGCGCTCGGGGTCGGCCGGGGCGGTGGGGTTGGTGTTCATGCTGCGTGGTCCTTTCGGGTTCGGGTTCTTTGCTTCTTGAGTTCGCGCGAGATCCGGCCCCACGCGGGGTGGTGCGCGCGGCGGAGCGCGGCTTCTGCGGCTGCGAGGCTGGGCCATCCGGCCCGGATGACGGCCCGCAGCAGGTCCTCGCCGTTCTCGAGGAGGAAGTCGAGGTCTTCGAATCGGGCCTGCCGGCGCGCGGCCTGGGCGCAGATCGCGGCGGCGACGCCAGCCTCCCCGCGCCTCACGAGATCGCCTCGATCACGCCCTCGGAGCGGTGCGCCCCTGCGATCGTCCTACCGAGGTCGAGGGCCTCCTCGCGGCTGCCGAATGAGACGCCGACGTAGTAGGCGATCGAGACGTCGGGCGCGGCCCAGACCGTCATCGCCCAGAACCCGTCGTCCTTGCGGCGGACGCCCGCGCGGGGCCAGGTGCGCTCGTGGCGCGCCGTGAACGGCTGCCCGTGCTTCGGGAGCTTCATCGGATCTCTCCCGTCCCGAAGTTGATGGATGTGACTCGCGCCCCGAATTCCTCGGTGCCGGGCAGCGGCTCCGGGCGCGGGTTGCGGCGCTCGTACTCACGCTCGAGGATCCCCAGCACGGCATCGGCGTCAGGGCCGGAGGCGACCTCGATGTGGTCGACCATGGCGGTCGCTTCCTCGCCGCCCGTGAACATGTCCTTCGTGACCTTCGAGCACACGATCCTCGCAACGATGTAGACCGGGTCGTGGGGTCCCGCGACCAGGTCCTGATTGATCGCGGTCAGGCCGTTGCGGTACGTGTCTTCCTTCGGGAGGCTGCTGCTGAGCTTCGTCACAGCTGCTCGACCCCTTCCTCGTCGATACGGACCACGGGGATACCTCGGGCCTTGAGGGCCGCCACCATGGCCCGTTCGTGGTCGCTGTGCGCGGCCTCGTACCCGCAGACGTGCGCGGCCTTGATGGCCCGTTCGAGCGACCGGCGCGCGAGCCCCCCACACACGACGCCGGCGATGAGAATGAGCCATGTGAGCGAGGTCGGGAGCACGGCAGCGAGGTAGCCAACCCCTGCGGCGAGGAGCAGCAGGCCCACCATTTGCGGGTGAACCCGCTCAGAGGCGCAGCCGCGGCTCTTCTTCTCAGTCTTCGTCGTCATCGTCGTACTCCTCGTCGTAGTCCTCTTCGTCCTCGTCGGCCGCGGCACCCGCTTGGCTCGCCGCGAGGAGCTCGGCCTGGTGCGCGATCGCTTCCTTCTCGATGTCCGAGAACTCGTAACCGAGCACGCCAGTGAGCAGGTCGCGCCACTTCTTGCCGTAGTCCGAGCCGTAGCTCGTCGACGGGCCCCATGCCGCGAGCGCGCCGTAGTAGACGTGCCCGGCTCCGCTGAGGCCCTGCTCGGCTGTCCCGAACTTCACGATGTGCCGGAGGACCGCGAGCGCGTCGTTCGAGAGGGTGTCGAGTTTGGTGCGGAGGTTCTTGACGGTGGCGTTCTCGGTGTCGAGGTCGAAGAGGGCTTGGGCCATGAAGCCTTGGAGTCCGAGGGCGAGCTCGTCGATGTCCTTCTGGCGTGCCCATTCGGCGACGTCGAAGGCGGGGTCGAGGAGTGCGGTCTTGAGGTATTCGTGGCGGACGTGGGAGGCGACCTGGACGCCGGCGATGATGGCGGCTTCCTTCTCGCGCAGGGCGGCCTGCTCCGGGGTCTCCTCGGGCTCTTTGTCGTCTTCCTCGTCCCATTCGGCGGGGCGCGGGGCGATCCAGATGGCTTGGCCTTCGCTGCGTTCGTCGACGACGGCCTTGTGGCCGGCGGCGACGTGCTGCTCTGCCGTCCAGTCCTTGAAGTGCTCGGCTGCGCGGAAGTTGTTCGTCGCGGTGAGTCCCTGCTCGGTCATCTCGGCGTAGTCCGGGCGCTCGTCGAGGAGGTCGGCTCCGGCCTTGCGGAGGGCTGCGACGGTCTTCGGGATCTGCTCTTGGATCTTGCGCTTGCGGCGGAGCTGCTCGACCTCGTGCTTCCACGACCAGGGGTTGTAGTTGCTCACCCGGAGGAGTGCCTCGGTGGCATAGGTGTCGCCTTCGAACTCGCTGAGGTCGAGCGCCCGCTCGATCGTGAGTGTCCGGTCCTCGAGCTTGGCCTTGACGTTCTCGTCGAGCTTGGCGAGCTTCGCGCGGGTGCGGACGAGCTCGCGGGAGCGGCCGATGTTCGTCGCGATCACCTTCTCGTCTAGGCCGAGGTCGAGGAGGCCCTGCACGGCCTCGGCCTCTTCGAGGACGGTGAGGTCGCGGCGGTGCGTGTTCTCGACGAGCATGAACTCGGTCTGCGCGGCCTCGGTGCCGAGGTCTTCGCGGATCATGCACGGGACGACCTTGAGCTTGGCGAGCTTGGCCGCGGCGAGGCGGCGGTGTCCTCCGAGGACGAGGTACTTCGTGCGGGCGGTCGGGTGAGGGGCGACGGTGAGGGCCTGCTCGATGCCCTTGGCCTGGATGGAGAGGGCGAGCTCGGCGAGGTCCCCGAGTTCCTTGCGGACGTTCTTCGGGTGCGGTTCGAGCTTTGCGAGCGAGATCTCTTCGAAGCGTGTCATCGGGTCACGCCTCCCGGGGTGAGGGCCTGCAGCTTGGAGATCCGGCCGACGAGGTTGAGCGCGTTGCGCTTCGCTGCGACGAGGTCGCCGTTGTCCAGCGCGTCGCCGCAGGCGTCGAACGCGTCGTGTGCTGAGTCGAAGGCTTGCGCGAACTCCGGGTCGCTGCCCTGCGGGGTGTCAATGGACACGTCGTTGATGTTCCCGAGCCATACCTGCTCCGCTACTGGCGGTGCGAGGAGCGCCGTGGCGCGCTTCAAGATCGGCGAGACAGTTGCGGGGGCTGTGGGGCCGGTCGGGAGTACGACCCGTTCGGCTGGCTGTTCGGTCATTCTGGGCTCCAAGTCGAGAAGGACGCCGCCGGCTGCGGCGATCATGAGGAGTGCGCCGAGGGTCCAGCCCCCGTTGAGCGCGGGGCCTGCTGCGGTGCAGAGGATGCCTCCGACCGTGAAGGCCGGGACGTAGGTGAAGGCGAGACGACGGCGGCGAGCCGCAGCGGCGCGCGGGAGCCTCACAGCATGCCCTCCTGCCGCGAGGGCGCAGGGGCAGGGTCGTTCAGGAAGTAGTGCGCCCGCTCAGTGCCGTTGACGAAGATCGAGCCGTCAGAGCGGACGCTGCCGTTCGCCTCGACGAGCTTCGGCGACGGGTCGATGAGGATCTGCGCACCGGGCCACACTCCCCGGCAGTACGCCGCGAGCTGGCTCGCCATCTCCGCGGGCTTGCCCGTCCGCCACGAGAGCGCCGCCCGCTGCCTGAGCGGACGCTCCCCGATGGGCTGGATCGTGGCGTCCTTCCGGACGCGGTACGGGCGGCTCACGCCCAACCCCATTTCTTCCTTGTGGCCGCGAGGTCGGCCGGCGTCGGTCCAGCCGGCGGGGCCGACTTCGCTGGCTCCTCGGGCAGCGGCTCGTGGACGGGCTCGGGCTCCGGGATCGGCTGCGACACCGGCCCTGGGTCCTTGCCTGCGAGCGCGGCGAGTTGGTTCTTCTCGTGGGTTTCGTAGGCTTCCTCGACGGCGTTGGTGAGTGCGTCGATGGAGGCGGTGATCTGGTCGCGGAGGGCTGTGAGGTGGTCGAGTGCGAGGTCGCCGTTTCCGGTCTGGTCGAACTGGCGGACGGTGTAGGCGGCGGACTTGAGGAGTTCGGCCTGGCGGGCGAGGCGGTCGATCATGATGCTGCGGCGCTTCTGCTCGCTGGCGAGGCGGGCCGGGGCGAGGGCGACGACCGGGCCGGGGATGCCGTCGAGGTGGCGGTGGTCGGTGGGGCGGAGCTCGGGCTTGTCCCAGCAGTCGAGGAACAGCCGGTTCGGGGCGCTCACCGGTTGGTCCTCGCGTGGCCGAGGCGGGTCTTCCACGCCTGCGTGACGGCGGGCGGGGTTTCCTCGGCGGTCCTGGTGACGTCGGGCTCCTCGTCCGCGGGGGCGGTCAGCTTCTCCCGGCCGGGCGCGAGCGGGGCGCCGTGCTTCTGGGCGTACGCCTTCGCGAGGTCCTGCTGGGTTGGCTTCTTCGGCGGCGCGGGAGGCTCCGCTGGCTCTGCGGCCCAGCGGGCGTAGACGTTGTAGGTGTAGCCCTTACCGTTCTTGCGTGCTCCGGTGTTCCGGGCGACGGCTTCGCATCCGCGCCTCTCCCACTTGGTGACTGCGCTCTTGGCCGCGACGCCCTCTTCGACCCTCGCCCACTTGCCGGGGTTCTTCTTGAGGGCCTCGACGATGCGGGTTACCTCCGAGTTGCCGCCGCGGATGGCTTCGGCGGGTGGCTCTTCCCAGACGAGCTCGACTCCCATTGCTCAGCCCTCCTGTCCGGAGAGGCCGAGGAGCGCGCGGAGGAACGCTCCGACTCGCTCGCCGCGGGCGGCGACGCGGCGCAGCGCGGCCTGTCGGCGCTGCGTCTCGACGATGGTGATCCACTCGGCTGCGGACTGGACGCGCTCGAATACCCGGGCGACGTCGGCCGCTTCGAGGTACGTCATCGCGAGGCGCGGCTGTTCGGTGAGGCATGCGCGGCGGGCGAGCTCGATCAGCTGCGCCGAGGACTTCGAGGGGCGCTGGTGCGCTGGCAGCGCGTGCCAGAGCGGATTCGATCGGGACTGCCGCGTGTCGGACGCGGCCGGTAGCATGGTCATCGGACTTCCTTTCGGGGACTTCTCGCCCGGGCCGCTGCAATCGGCCCGGGCATTCTTGCGTTTCGGGGATGACCGGCGCGGGCCGTTGCCTGGGGGGAAGCGGACGGCCCGCGCCGGGGGTCTAGTGGTGCCCGGTCAGCGACCGGGGCGTTCGGAGGGAAGCGACTCGAGCCAGGCTTCGAGCTCCGAGCGAAGGATGATGGGCTTGCGATTCGCGTAGCGGACCGAGAGGTTGCCCTTGTCGACTTCGCGGCGGATGGTGTCGGCGCTGTAGCCGACCGCCGTGGCGGCGTCGTCGATGGAGTATGCGAGGCGATCCATGTCAGACCGCCGACTCTTCGACTTCGCGGATGATGGTGGAGAGCTTGGTTCCGAGGGCTTTAGCGATCTCGAACAGTTCGAAAACGGTGAAGGTCTCGGGCTTCTGCTCGATCTTGCGGTAGACGCTGGAGCGCGGGATGTGCGTCGCCTCGGCGAGCGCGTTCGGATTGGTCCCTCGCTCATCGATGAGCCTTGAGAGAGCTACCCCGAGGGCGGATGCTTCATCCTTCGGTGGGTTGGTTGAGACCATATGAAGATGATCCATCCCAAATGGGATAGAAGCAAGCCTAAGTGGGGAATCTCCGTAAGTAAATTCGATTGAGTTATTACCAGACGGCATTGCCCATCCCAATCTGACCGGTTACTATGCCGGTATGGGAACTTATGGAGAGCGCGCGCAGGCCGCGCTTGCCGCTGAGATCCGGGCAGAGATGGCAGTCAAACGCGTGTCGCAGTCGGCACTTGGCCGCGAAGTGGGCATCGCGCAGTCATCCCTGAGCCGCTACCTGGCGGACGAGCCGCGCGACATCCCGTTCCAAGTCCTCATGGACATAGCAAAAGCGCTCGGCGTCACTCCCCATGAACTGGTGGAGCGCGCCGAGCGCCGGGTGGAACGTGAAGAGGAAGGGCCCTCCGAGGAGGCCTAGACGATCGTGGAGAGCTTGACGCCCATGCTGTGGGCCATCTCGAACATCTCCCGCATAGTCAGCGTCAGCATGCCCCTATGGCCAGCCTCGCCCACCGTGCCGGCTGCATCCGCCGCGACCTCTTGACCGTCCATGCAACTTCCCCATTCCCGCTATGAAAATTCTTGTGACCGGCCCGGTTGCGTGAGGTGGGCCGGGATCAATCATGCCTCTCCGGGGTAGGTTTCAACGAATTCTTTGGGGAATCCTTGCGAAACTTAGGACTTTAGTCCCAGACAGACGGGTCTGTCTAATCCTTCCGCTCATGAAACCCTTGCCTGATCCTGCCCCAGAAGCGCAGACATCTTGTGCATCGCGGCTTCGAGTTCGGGGAGGTTCCCCTTCGTGAAGTAGGAGGTCGTCATCGCCCGCGAGGAGTGACCGAGGATCTGCTGGATGTCCTCGGTCCGGACGCCGGCGGCCTTGAGTAGGTCTGCCACGGTGTGCCGGGATCCGTGGAGCACGACGTCGTCCGGCAGCCCCGCGTCGACGAGGAGCTGCTTCCAGCGCCGAGTGGCCATATCCGGGGCGATCGGCCTGCCGTCGTCCTCCGTGAAGACGAGGCCGGAGCCGCGGCCCTGCATGTGGAGGGCGAGGATCGAGCGCAGCGGCTCGACCAGGGGGATCACCCGCCAGCCCGACTTCGACTTGGGGCGCGCGAGGTAGAGCGTGCCTGCCATATGCCGGTGCTCCCAGTCCTCGGGAGCTTTCGAGATATCCGCAATGCGCTGCAGCTGCCACGAGAGCTCGAGCGTCTCTCCGACCCGGTCCGCCTCGAGCCCCAGCACCTCGCCGCGCCGCGCTCCCGTCAGGATGAACGTGGCCCACAGCGCCCGGTCCTCCCGCGCAGCCAGATGCGCGAGGAGCTGGACCGACTGCTCGACCGTCAGCGCCTTCTGCGCCGCGTTCGAGGACCGCGGCCGGTCCATCATCTCGCAGGGGTTTTGCCGCAGACGCCGCTCCCGCACAGCATCAGCCAGGGCGACCTTGAGCGTGGCGTGGACGTTCTTCACCGAGCCGCTGGACTTCCCCTCGTCGCGCATCGCCTTGTGCAGCTGCCGGATGTGCTGAGGGGCGAGCTTCATCAGCGGGCGCCGGCCGAGCACGGGGACGATCCACTTCTCGACGTGCGAGCGGTGGTTCTCCAGAGTGCGGGGCCGCGAGCGCGGCGCGTCGATGTTCTCCAGCCAATAGTCCAGCCACTCGGCCAGCGTCATCGACCGGACGATGTCGCCGTGCTCGGCGAGCTCGGCGTTCATCTCCCGGAGCACGGCGATGGCCTTGGCCTTGGACTTACGGCAGACGACCTTGCGCGGCCGGAGACCAGGGCCATCGGGGAGCTCGACGGAGACGCACCACATGCCGTCGCTCGATCGCTGGTAGAGGCTGCCCTCGCCCTTGTCCCTGGTGTTCCTCTTCGGCATGCCGCTCACTATAGCCAATACTTCAGCCATAGCTGCCAATCGCAGGAGGTTGCAGGAGCATGCCGAGACACAGAGAACCCGCGGGATTCCGCGGGTTCTCTGTGTCTAGCTACTTGTCGTCATCATTCTTCTTGACCGACGTCAGAAGCGGATAAGGCCCGAAATCGCACGGAACCGAGCCCGTCACTATAGCCATTCCTTTAGCCATGTATTGACAGCCAAAGTGGGCGAGGATCAGAGTTAGCCACATCTTGACCAAACACCAACAAGGGGGAACCCAACCGTGGAGCAGATGCCAGTCCTTGAGTTCATGAGCCACATCGAGGGCAAGAATGCGAAGGTCCGCGTCTACCCGGACCGGATCGAGTGGGACCGCGCGCGCGGCATCTCGGGCGGGAAGATCACGGCCGGCATCCTCACTGGAGGCCTTTCGGTGCTCGCCACGGGCGTGAAGAACGGCAAGGCCGCGAGCGACATGATCCCCATGAAGCACGTCACCGGAGTCACCACCCAGCGCGACGGGCTCATCAACTCGAAGGTCATCGTGATCACGAGCGGCAACCAGATCGCCTTCCGCGTCAGCCACGCCGACGCCGCGAAGGTCAAGGAAGTCCTATCCCGCCTCATCCTGGCCGCCTGATGACCGTCATGCAGGAGCGCGCCACCATCGCCAACGTGATCGCCTGTCAGGTGGCGAACGGGCTGGAGGTCGACCAGAAGCTCATCGACGAGTGGAAGCGCCTCGACGACCAGTGGAAGAACGAAGCCTGACCGAAGACGCGAGAAAGCGCCCCACCCGGTGAAGGGTGGGGCGCTTTCTCCTATGTGAGGGTGATCTGCCCGAGGTTCCTGACTATCGTCTCGGGACTCGCCGCGATCTGCAGGAACACCGTGTAGGTGCCCGGGGTGAGACCGCTGATCGTGGCGCAGGGGCTGCCGTCGACGACGGTGCACGCCGTCCAAGCCCCCGGTGTCGTCGTGACTCCCGCGACTATCGAGTAGGAGCAGCCCGCCGACCACGGGACGGCGGAGCCGGGCCCGTTCCTGGTCACAGTCAGGGGCAGGTACTCGGGGCCCGTCGCCGCGGGCAGTGTCGTCGGACCCATGATTGCCGCCTTCCATCTCGGCTGGAGGATTGTCGAGGCCCACCTCGGGGCGCGAAGCGCTGCGTTCCACCTCGGGCGCCCGAGCGCCGCCGCGATCGCCGCGTGGCTCGGCGGCGCAGCCCCGTCCGGCACGCCGTCGTCGGTGATGACGTCGATGCCGTACCAGTTCGCGTTGAAAGCCGAGGCCGTGGCCATGTCCCCTGGGCTGGCGTACGCGAACTCGCCATTGCCGGGCAGAATGTTGGCACTCGCGGGCGCCCACAGGGCGCTGCCGTCCGTCGCCTGGACTGCGCTGTCGAACATGTGTGGCGTGTTCGAGTAGCAGCCGTGCGGGAAGTAGACGGTCACCCAGTAGTTGACGCCGACCGTCAGCGCGACCGGGGCGTCCCACAGGAGCTCGTTCCACTGTCCCTTGGCCACCATCCCGAATGCCTTCGAGGCGAGCAGGGTCAGCGTCCTGCCGTCATCGCCCGATGAGAGGTAGGCGACGTAGCCGGTGAGCTCCGGAGTCGCGGAGGTCGCGTCCAGCCAGAACCTGACGCCCGTGGCCGTCCACGCCGTGCCTGCCGTGATGTGGAACGACGTTGCGAGGTTGACGCTGGCCGAGTCGCTATTCTGGACGTTCGCCGGCGTCGTGGAGCCGAAGAGAGTGTGTCGGGTCATCGGCTACTGGACCGGGTGCTGCTCCGGGGCAGGCGACGAATCCTGCACCACGACGCTCGCGGGCGCCACGACCTCGGACTGTACAACGGTGCCGGGGCCCGTGGAGACGGCCGTCGTGGAAGCAACAGGAGTCGAGGCAACAACGTTCCCGGCGACAGCGGACGCACTGTCGGCGGCGGCCGCGGCCTTCGCAGCGAGAGAGGCAGCGCCCTCGACGCGCAGCGGATCGGTCTTGATCCACGCGGCGATCTGGCCCACGACGATCGGGATCGCCGAGAACAGCAGCGGCTCCGCTGCGCCAGCCCATGCGAGGTCCGCCGGCGTGACGCTGTTGAGCCAGCCGATGGCGAGCGTGGCGAGGACGCCCCAGATCAGGCCCGCCTTGACCTTGGGCGACGTGGCCGCGACGAACGCGGAGATCTTGGAGAAGATGTTCACTGCATAGTCCCTTCTGTGATGAGTTGGGCTTTCCAGCCCGAGGTGAACGCGAGCTCGGCGAGGTCGCCGGGGCTCACGTTCTGGGGTAGGCGGCCGTCGTCGAACGCATGGAACTCGACGCCCTGCCAGACGACGTCCACGAGCTGCGAGCAGAACAGCCGGTCGGGCCGCGCCAGTCGGTGCTCGAGGACTGGGAGGCGCAGCCCGAACTGCGCCAGGCCCAGCGCCGTGACGTCGAGCCACCCGTACGGGGTGCCGACGAGGGCGCCGGCGAGCGCGGGCACCTTGGCACGCTGCTCGTCGGTGAGGGGCACGGAGACGACGACGTCGCCCTTCTGGACCTTCCCGCGGAACGCGCCCGGCGGGTTGGCCTCGACCGTGGACCCGTCCGCTCCGGTGATGAGGCGGACGTGGCAGTACCGCGAGCGCGTCGCGAGGCAGATGTCGTGTCCTACCCACCCGTCCGGGTGGCAGAGGGCGATGTCACCCGGCTGCATCGGCCCTCGCTTTCATCTGCTGGAGGGCGTGGTCGTGCTCGATGTCGAGGACTGAGCGGGCTCTCCTGCACAGGTCCGCGGAGCGGTGCACGGTGAGCTCGTTGTCCTGCTTCGTCTCGCCCGACTCTGACCAGTTCGTCGACCCCGCGATCAGCCACAGGCCGTCGACGATGGCCATCTTGCGGTGCATGATGGCGCTCTTCTCGCTGGTCCCGATCGCGATCGAGTTGCCCATGTCCTCGTTGCGGAAGAGGGCGAGGAGCTTCTTCTCGTGGACGCCGCCGGCTTGGGAGCGGTCTAGGGTGATCTGGACGTGCATGCGCGGGTTGGCGAGATGGTCGCGGAGGATCTCCGCGAGCTCGTCGTCGTCGAAGCCGTACATCGCGACGACCACGGAGTGCTCGGCACCCTTGAGGATGCCTGCGAGCGCTCCGTGGACGTCGTCGATGGGGGAGTACAGCATCCACGCGTCGGCCTGGGTGGGCTGGCCGAGGGCGCTCACTTCGCGGGGGCTGCCGGGGGTGCGCTCTGGAGCCGCTTGCCGAGCTCGGCCGCGACGTCGGCGGCGAGGTCCGCGGGGATCGCCGCGGCGAGCGCGGCGGGGTCGACGGTGGCCTTGATGCCTGCGAGCGCCTGCGGGAGGATCTCGTTCTGGATCCGGTCTTCGAGGGAGCCGAGGATTGTCTCGGCGTACTCGTTGTGGCCGAGGCGGCGATTGCCGACCCACGAGCCGGGGCCGGACCAGACGGCGGGGGCGACCTTAGCCGCGATGTCCTTGACGAGGGCGTCCTTGTCGGCCTGGGGCCACTGAGAGTAAGACATGTCATCCTCCTGGATGGGTGTGGGGGTTCCGCCGGAGGCGGGTTGGATGGTTCCTCGCGCGATCGCGTCGATCCGTGCGAGGTCGTACGTGCCCGGGCAGTCGGTCGATGTCCAGTGGTTGTGGGGTTCGAGCGGCAGGTCTCCGTAGATGGTGCGGAGGTGCGCGATGAGCTCGCCGATGGTCTGGTAGTCCTCGTCGCGCTCGAGCGGGTTGCACTCGATGCCGATCGAGGTGGCGTTGCCGTGGGCGTTCCCTGCGTGCCAGGCGACGTCGTCCGGGCTGACGATGCACGCCGCGCGGCCGGCCTCGACGACGAAGTGCGCCGACGTCGGGCTGGCGCGGTTCCCGTCGCAGAGGAACGAGACGACGCCCTCGAAGGTCTGCCCCCACGATGGGTCTCCCCAGTGGTGGATGGTGAACGAGGTGACGTCTCGGGCTTCGCCGAAGACCTGCTTGCATTGGGCGGCGGGCGTGTAGTTCGGGCTGTCCCATTGGTCGAGTTCTTGATACGACACGGGGTCCTCCTTAGAGATGGATTCCTGGTGGGACGTCGGCGGGCAGGATCTCCGCGTCGAGGCCCGCGCGGTGGATGATGCCGATGAGCTTGTAGATGAAGGCGACGAGCCGGTCGTTGCGCTCCTCGGACTCGTCGATTCGCTTCTCGGCCTTCGCCTTCCAGTCCCGCAGCTCGGCGACTTCCTTGCGCAGCGGGTCGATGAGGGTCTCGGTGATGGTCCTGATCAGCGCGTCGCGCTCGGCGATCGCGGCGGCCTGCGCGGACTGCTCGGCCTGGCGTTCGCTCTCGCGCTCGTTGCGGGCTTCGAGACGGTCGGCGCGCGCGGCTTCCTCGCGGGCGTTCATGGCGGCGCGCCTCTCGGCGCTGCGCCGAACGACCCAGCCTCCGAACGTTCCGCCCACGGTGCCGATGACGCCTGCGACGGCGTTGATCGTGGCCCAGTCCATCACCAACCTGCTGCAAACCAGTCGAGGCGGATGGACTGGCTCGCGTACGCCGAACCGGACGCCTTCCACGCGTTGAAGAAGGCCGTCGACAGGGTCGCGTTGGCCGAGCCCTGCGTGATGAACACGTTCGTGCCGGTGGCGACGTCGTCGGCGTTCATCGCCATCCAGAAGAAGAGGCCGTTAGGGAACGCCTGCGGGAAGGTGAAGTTGCTGTACCCGTTCGCGTCGGTAGTGCAAACGATCGTGCCGCCCTGGAAGATCGGAACGATGGCGCCCGATTGGAGGTTCGTCAGCAGGTTCGAGGCCGAGCCGACGTGCGGGTTGTTCGCCCAGAACTTCGGCACCTGCTGCGTGGACCAGTTCGCGCCGTCGTACGGTGTGACCGGCGCACCGGGCAGGTCGGTGCGCGAGACGACCATCCCCGCGTACTTGCCGCTCGGCGGTGCGAGAGCGTTCGCCTCCGCGAGCGAAGACACCTTCACCACCACGTTCGCGGTATCCGCTTCGGTGGCGAGATCCGTCGTCAGGTTGGTGAAGGAGTCGCTGTTTGTGGGGGTCTGGATCTTGTTCCAACGCACCTGCGACATCAGCGGCTCCAATCGATAGATACGGTGCCCGATTGGGCGTTCTGTGCGATTCCGTCGAAGCCGGCATAGGAGCCGCCCGAGATCGCGATGCCCCCGCCGTTGACGAGGTCCTGCGCCTGCGCCTGGGTGAGGGTGTAGGTGGTGAGGCCCTGATACGGCTGGGCGGTGACGACGGTCGGGCCGTTGACCAGCGCGACGTTCCCTCCGGGCCTGCTGGGGCTCGAATGGGTGTAGATGTTGACGGCGACCGGCGAGTTGTAGGAGCCGGCCGCGTACCGGGAGCCGAACGTCACCCGGCCGCCCGTGATCGTGCGGCCCGCGAGCTGGGTCGGGCCGCCGGCGTAGAACCAGGCGCCAGTCACCGGACCATTGCCGATGTCGCCCGTGAATACGCGAGTGCCGCCCGCCCACGAGCCCCAGCCGCCGGGCCCCCAGTAGGTGGAGGCGTCGGCGGCGGCGAACGTCGTCGTGCCCGAGTTCGGTGCGGTCGGCGGCGGGGCGACGGTCTGTACCGGGGGCGGGGTCGGGGTGGTCCCGGCCTTGGACACGTACGGGTATCCGCCGATGAAGACCATCTCGACGTTGTCGTTCACTGCCGGGGTGTAGCCAGCGAGGAAGTACGCCGTGTAGGTCTGGCCGTCCGCGCCCTTGACGGTGATCGTCTGGGAGCCCACCGGGACCACGGTCACCGTTCCTGTCGCGGGGTGCAGGCCCGTGGTGGACATCCGGAAGAGCACGATCGCCTCGGCCTGCCCGGTCGCCCCGGAGAGGACCGCGACGAGGACCGAGTCCCCCACGTTCACCGAGACGTTGTCCGCGGCGCTGGCCGGGAGGACGTTCCCGTTGATGTTGACCGCGAACGCCGTCGCCCCTGTCGGGAGGACCACCGTCCCGCGGAGGAACATCTGCTGCTGCCCGGCCGCGGTGAGTGCCTGGAGCTTGTCGAGGTTGTCAGCCACGGGTCACCCCCGAGAAGACGGTCGCGACGTCGGTGTAGCTGGCTTCCAAGCCGAGGGTCATCGGGTCCACGGTCCCGTCGTGGCCGTTCATGCTGATCGAGGTGATCCGGGCCGGGAAGGTGACGATCGTCGTGGGCGTCGTGGTCGGGCAGGACGCCCAGATCCAGTCCCCCTGCTGCAGGCCCGGGTGCGGCAGGCACGTTGCCACCAGCGGGACTGTGAGGCCCTGAAGCTGTGTGTCCCGCATGGTCGCCGCGTACGCGTCGGCCTGGGCCTGCGTGGTGATCATCTGCGAGCTGTAGAAGACCGGGTACGTCCCGTGCGGGCCGTTGACTCTTAGCGGCCCTCCGGTGACCGTCGCAATGCCCCGGATGGGCTGCTGTGAGCTCGTGGTGCCGTCGACGACGAACACGTTGTACAGGCCGTCCAGCTTCATCGAGCGCTTGACGCCGACGAGGAACCCCTCAGCGCCGGGCGCGAGCGTCCACACGGGCGAGCTCTGGATCGGGTAGATCTCCAGCTGCCCCGAGCCGTTCGTGCGGTAGTCGCACCCGATGCGCTTGCACAGGTCCTGGACCGCGTTGAGCCGGTCGTCCGGGTACACCAGGTTCGTCGGCACGGACTGGTCCACGACACCGGAGGCGACCGTCACGGGCATGATGTCCGTCAGGAGCCGCTTGACCTCCGATACGACTGTGGCGGAGGCCGGCGGAGACGTCGGGGCAATGAACTTGCTGATCGCGGCGTTCCGCGGCAGCGTCTCGGCCTTGATCTGGATCTTCGCGCCGCCCGAGGAGTAGGCGACCGAGTACCCGTTCGGGACCGTCGAGTCGACGTTCTTCACGCCCTGGTTCGTGACCAGGTACGAGCGCCAGACCTCGTCCGGCTCGTTCTCAGAGATCCGGTACCACTCGAAGGGGATCGAGCTCGCGCCGCCGACGTTGTAGAACACCTGCAGCAGGGCCCCGCCCACGCCCAGCGGATCGTCAAGCAGCCACGGGGCCTTCGTGCCGTCAGGGTCGTCGATCTCCAGACTGAGGGTCTGGATCTGACGGGTCACATCCCACGAGGCCGACCAGCTCGACACCGGCAGCGGATCCGGATACGCCAGCTGCCCGTTGTACCGGGCCCACACCGTGATCGTGTCCCCGGACCGGGAGCCCGCCAGCGTGTTCGTCGTGTTCGTGTCGAGGGTGCGCAACGGTGCCCCCTCTCAGAGATACGCGTTCGCCGTGCCTGTGAAGGTCGGGCTGTCCGACCCCGTGACCGCGATAGAGACCCGGAAGTACGGGGCCTTCACGTCGAACTTCTTGGCGACGGTCACCGGCGCCGTGGTGAGTGCGTTGAATGCGTCCGCGGGCTCGGCGCTCGCCCATGTGCCGCCGTCCATCGACCACTGCACCTCGAAGGTGAGCGAGGGCGATGTCCCCGTCATCGCGGTGAGGTCGAGGACGACGGCGACCGTGGACGAGTCGCCCGGGATGGGGATGCCCGCTGAGGTGACCGGCGTCTCCCCGAAGACGACGGTTCCGGCGAAGATGCCCTTTGTGGCTGGCAATGCCCCTCCTACGGGTTCTTGATGACGTCGAGGTACTGCTGGCCCGTGTGCGCGGCATTGAAGGCCGAGTAGGTCGCGTAGCTGCCCGAGACCGTTCCGTAGGTCGTCGTCGGCGCCACGATTGCCGCACCCAGAGGTGCGACCGTGTCGCCCTTGAGCTTCCAGCCGTTCATCTGGGCCCCGTACTTCTCGGCCGGGAGCAGCGAGACCGTGCCCGCACCGAGGTAGCAGAGGCCCGGCAGCTGCGACGCCCAGTTCGTCAGGGGGCGCAGCAGGAGCGCCCCGGCGTTCATGACGAGCGCCTTCAGCGCGGTCGCCTGGGTCGTCGCGAGCGTGGTCACGTTCACGTCAATCCCAGCGGCCTCCTGCCGCTGGCCGATCTGAGCGACGGGCTCCGAGGTGCCGACCACGACAGCGGAGTTCACGGCCGCCTTGTAGTCGAACTGCGCGAGGGCGTCGAAGTCGAGGCCCGGCTCGCCGGCGGGACCGACGTCCGCGTACACCGCGACAGCCGAGGACGGGACGAGCGGGTCCGACAGCCAGCCCGACGCCGAGCTCGTGATCGTCGTCGTCGCCGTCGTGATCACCACGCCGGCGCAGACCCCCGACAGGACCTCGATGTCGTACGAGATCGTCCGGCCCAGCGGCGCCTCATAGTCGGTCACGAAATCGGAAGCGACCACGTTCCGCCTGCGAGCGCCGCGGACCGGACGCCGTTTGCCGTCAGCGGTACGCCAGACGTTGATGTTGTTCGTGCCGGGGTCGAAGTCCTGATAGGTGATCTGGACGTTCGGGCTGGGGCTGGATCCCTGCGCGAGGGTGATGACCGGCTGGTAGGTCGTGGCCGTCGACGTCGAGCCGAGCGCCCCGGCGTAGACGACGCCGGCGGCGCTGACGAACGAGTAGTCGAAGTAGGTCCCGACCGCTGCGGCGTACTCGACGAGGACGGCGTCGACGTCAAGGGTGTCGCTGATCGCCCAGTTCGATCCGCCCGTTGTGGCGGCGACGGTGATGAGGGCCTGCGTCACGCCCGCGCCCGAGGTCCCGACCACGCCGATCTGTGTCCAGGTGTTCGCGGCGAGCGCGACCGCCGTCGAGGTCACCGTGTTCACGGTGGCGGGGACGGAGGTCTGGAAGTTGACCGTGACGTTGACCGTCTGGGCCTTGCTGGAGCGGGCGTAGATCGCGAGTGCGGTCTGCGTCGACGCGGAGAGGCCGGTGCAGGTGTACGAAGCGCCTCCGGAGACCGCTGTGGTCGCTGTTGTCCACGTGACGCGGTTGTAGGTGGAGCCGAAGGCCCCGCCATCGGTCCGGTTCGTCAGGGACGCAGCGCCGCCGGTCCCCGCGACGGCGGCATACCCTGTGGTATTCGCCGCCGCGGGGTTGGTGGCGCGGTTGGTGCGGACGGTGACGGTCATCGCGAAGGCCTCTGTCCTGCCCGCCAATCGGCGGCGCCGATAGCGCTGCCCGCCACCCGGTACATACGGGAGTCGAGCTGCTCGTTTCCGATGTGCACGCTGATCACGGGCGCGGCTGCGGCGACGGCGAGGTTCGCTGTCGCCGAGAGGCTGCCGTTCCCGAAGGGGTCCACGACCTTGCCGGTGAGCCCGTCCATCGCGCTGCCGACCGCGCCGTGCATCGAGGTGATGCCGTTGACGAGGCCCTGCCCGATGTTCTGGCCGAAGCCGTGGAACAGCTTCGACGGCGACGCGATCCCGAGGGCCGCCTTGAAGGGGCCCACGATCCAGCCCGGGATCATGTTCAGGAACGCGTTGCCGATCGTGCCCGCGAGCGACGTGATGCCGTTTATGAGGCCCTGCACGATGTTCTTGCCGGTCTCCAGCAGCCAGCTGCCAGCACCCGAGAGCGCCCCCATGATCTGGGAGCCGAGGCCCGTGAAGAACCCCACGACGTTGCCGATCGCGCCAGAGACGCTGGAGACGATCCCGCCCCAGATCCCGGAGAGGAACCCCGCGACCTGGTTGAAGACGCTGGAGATGAAGCCCCACACCTGGTTGAAGCCGGAGGAGACCACGTTCCAGACGAAGGTCACAGCCCCGGAGATCGCCGCGACGATGCCGTTCCAGACCGAGGACACGAAGCCCCAGACCGCGGTGAAGATCGAGGAGATCACACCCCAGACCGCGGTCACCGCGGCCGTCACTGCCCCGACGATGGCGTTCCAGACGGACACGATGACGTTCCAGACCGCCGTGAAGATGGAGGAGACCACGTTCCAGACCGCCGTCACCGCCGCCATGACCACGCCGACGATCGTGTTCCACGTCGCGACGATGAAGTTCCAGATCCCCGTGAAGATCGTCACGACGGTGTTCCAGATCGCCGTGAGCTGCGCCCCGTGCGTCTGCCAGAACGCGATGAGGATGTTCCTCACGAGGTTCGAGACCCACGTCCACGCGGTGACGATCGGGGTCACGATCGCCATCACGATCCCCGTGACGAACGAGACGATCGCGTTGAACGTCGTGCTGATGATGTTCGCGACCCAGTTGATCGCGGTCCGCACAGCGTTCACGACGATGCTGAACCCGGTCGAGACGACGCTCCCCACCCAGTTCACGGCGGTCGAGATCGCGTTGACGATGGTGTTCCAGACCGAGGCGACGAACCCGCCGAACGCCGAGAGGCCGCCCATGATCCCGTTGAACACGTCGACGAACCACTGGCCCATCGCGGCGAGCTCGGGGCCGAGGTTCTGGATGATCGGGATCAGAGGCTGGATCGCCTTCTGCGCGAAGTCGACGAGGCCCTTGACGACCTCCTGCAGGATCCAGCCGGCCAGCTGCAGCAGCGGGACGAGGATCGGCATGAGGGCCTGCAGGAGAACGTTCAGAACCTGCGCGACCAGCTGGATGATCGGGACGAGGATCTGCCCGAGCAGCGGGACGATCGGCATGACCGCCTGCAGCAGCGCACCGAGCCCCGACTGGATCAGCTGCGTGATGGGCGGCATGATCACCTGGAGCGCGTCCAGCAGCGCCCCTCCGATCGTGAGGGCGAGCTGCACGATGGGGCCGATGAGCGGGATGATCAGCTGCCCGACCGAGAGCAGTGCCTGCCCCAGTGCGCCCGAGAGCATGTTCTGCAGGTTCTGCAGCATCGGGATCACCGGCGTCAGGGCCGGGATGAGCGCCTGCCCGAACGCGAGCGCGAGCTGGATCAGCGGATCAATCATGGTCACGATCGGCGAGAGCAGATTGATCAGCGGGTCCAGCAGCGGCAGGACCGCCGGCAGCAGCGCAGCCACCGCCTTGACGAGCTCGGCGAAGATCGGCACCAGCTGACCGCCGATATCCGCGATGATCGGCGCTATGGCGGCGAGGAGCGTGGTCAGGACCGGGAACAGCGGCGAGAGCGCGTTCAGGAGGTTCCCGAAGACCGGCAGGAGCGCGTTCAGGACTGGTGTCAGGCCCGCGAGGAGCGAGGACACCAGACCATTCACGAAATCAGCCAATTTCGCCATGGCGCCCGCTGCGGGACCGGAGACGTCCGCGAGGAACTGCCCCAGCACCGGCAGGATGCCGCCGACGATGCCGAGCAGGCTCGAGAGCCCGGCGGCTCCTCCGGCAGCCCCAGCCGAGAGGTTCTGGAAGAAATACCCGAGCCCCGAGCCAATGTCCGCCAGACCGCCCGCGAGCGCGCTCATCGGCCCTTCGGCGACGCTGAGGGCGGTGTTCAGGCCGGGCAGGAGGTTCTGCACCAGCGAGAGCAGCCCCTGGGCGAACGTGGAGACCAGCGGCGCGGCGGCCGAGAACGCGTCGTGGAGCGCGGGCCCCATGGCCTTGAGCTCGCCGGCCGCGTCCGAGGCGATGGTGCCGAACATGTTCACCATGGGCGCGGCCGCGTTGAGCATGGTGGACTGGATGGACTTGCCCGCGTCCTCGAAGGTCTTCTTCAGCTGGGCGTTCGTCGCGACGGCGGAGGAGACCATCATCGCCCCGGCCCCGGCGAACAGCAGCGGAACGGCTGCGATGCCCGCGCCAGCCACGGCGGGGAGGGCGGACGCCGCCGCGCTGAACAGGCCCACGCCACCCGTCATCTTCAGCATGTGGCCCGAGACCGAGGGGGTCACGCCGCCCACGACGTTGTTGATCGTGTTGAAGCTGTTCGTGATATCCCGGGCCGAGACGTTCACGCCGTCCGCTGCGTCCTTCGCGGACTTCTGGACCTTTTTCGATCCCTCTTCGGTCAGGCGCGAGGCGTCGGTGACGGCCTTGGCGAGGGCGTCCTCGGCGCGGACCGCAGCCTGCCTGGCGGACAAGACCGCGTTCTCGGCCGCGAGCTTCTGCTTGGACGTCGCCTCGGCGTTCTTGTTCACCTCGGCGAGAGCCTGCTCGGCGAGCGCGACGCGCCTCGTGGCGACCTCGAGGACGTCGCGCTGGGAGGCGACCTTCTTCGTGGCCGCCTCCACCGAGGACATGCTCGTGTTCATCCCGGCCGAGGCCGCCTTGGTCTTGGCGTCCATCTCCGCGGCCTTGGCGGAGATCCCGTCGAAGGCCTTGGAGACGCCCTCGTCCCGGCCGAAGATGTTGAACAGGAGCGATGCGTCAGACACGAGTCACCTCACCAACTGAATTTCTGGGGGTCGTCCCGGATCGCCTTTGCGGCGTCGAGGTACTGGAGCCAGTGGACGTACTGCATCTGCCAGACGTTGACGTGGTTCACGCCCGGGAAGTGGTGGGAGAGGAGGACGAGGTTCGCGTCTATCGACTCTTGGACGTCTTCGACGTGCCTCTTGAAGTCGATGCGCGTCGCGGCGCGTCGCCCTGAGCGGAATCCGTCAGGGCCTGGGGAGGGTCCGCCTTCTCGTCCCCTTCCTCCGGCACGACCTTCAGGTCGGTCAGGGGGATGCTGGTGGACTCCTCGAGCGTGAGCCGCTCGCCCTCGTGCCGGCGCGCGAGCCAGATCATCGCGAGGAACGTCTGGAACAGCTCGGCGTCCTCGAGCAGCGCCATGGGATCGAGGCCGTTCATCCGCTCGGCGGCCTTGAGCATGGACTGCATGCCGATGCCGTACTTGGACTTGAGCTCGAAGAGCGTGTAGAGGTCCGCACGGGCCATGCCCGCTTCGAGGTCGTACTGCTTGCCGTCGACTTCGAGTTTCACAGTTTGCTCAATTCATCAGCCGTGTCCTGCATGGCCCGCACGACAGCGTCTGTGATCGCGTTCTTCTTGGATTCGATCGGGCCGTAGAACCAGCGGATGCCATGCTGGGCGGCCGTGTTCCGCTTCCCGAAAACGGGGTGGCGGAAGGTTTCGAGGTTGTACACGCGGTTCATCCCGTGCGCCCTCTGGGAGGGCGTGAGGAACAGCGCGGAGGAGGAGATCCGGACGCCGGCGCGGTTGCCCGAGGAGTTGATGCTGACGCTCACGCCCCGGGCGATGTTCTGCCGCAGGCCGGTGTGGCTGCGGTTCCCCCCGAACCTCTGGGCGCGGCCCGTGAGCCGCGCCAGGGTGCCGCGCTGGTCGGCCTTGGGCGGCAGTTCGCCCATGACCTTGTCCCGCGCGGCCTGGGCGGCTGGCTCGGCTGCCAATCGGATGCCCTCTGCGAGCTTCTTCTTGAGAGTCGGGCCAGCCGCCTTCGCCATCGCAAGGAGCCGAACCATCGACTCCCTCGATGGCTCGACCTTGTAATCGGGCACTACACCGCCGTGTCGAGCGTGCGCAGGATCGCGGTGAGGGCGCCCGCGGTGCCGGACCCGCCGTCCCGGACGTCGAAGTCAATCGACTGCTTCACGACGCCCTGAGTGGCGTTGGGCAGGTCGCCGTTCGTGCGGATCGCCGGAATGTAGATCTGGAACGTGTTGAAGATGCTCGTCGCGAGCTGCGTCGCCGAGGTGAACGTCAGGACCACGCCGAGGGTGGTCTGGTTCAGGTAGGCGTCGCGCATGACGGTCGAGTCGAACTCGGCCGTCATCTTCCCGCTCACGTTCGCCAGCCCGAGGGCCGGGCGCCGGGACTGCTTGCCGCCGCCGCCGTACGTGAAGCCCTTCGCGTCGAGCTTGTGATCGATGGAGAGCGAGAAGTCGGTGATGTCCGCGACGGACGTGCCGCCTGTGGCGAGCGTCGTCGCCGTGGGAGCGGTGATCGAGCCGCCGACAACGATCGCGCCCTCGGAGAAGTAGAAGACCTCGTTGCCCGCGATGTAGCTCGGAGCCGCGTACGGGGTCGTGGTGTCGACCTTCTGCGCGTTCCACGAGGTCTTCAGCTTCACGACCTCGCCCTGCGCCGAGGTGATCTCGCCCTTCGTGCACACAGCACCCGAGAACGTGTGCGGCTGCACCGCGCCGCCACCGAGAAGAGGGATGCCCTTCTGGATGGTGTACGAGTTGACCGGGTCCGAGGCGATCAGGGAGAAGTTCTGCTGGAACGCCGGCGCGGTGAGCGCCGAGGACGAGGACGTGCCCAGGAGCGCCTCGAGGAAGATGCCGCAGCCCTTGGCCGCGAGCTCGAGCTCGATGTCGCCCTCAGCCCACTGCGTGCCGATGACGCGCCGCTCAAGCCGCTGCACCCGGGAGCCGGCGCGGAAGCCCGCGGCCTCCTTGATGTCGAACTTGTACTCGAGCGACTCCGTCAGGAACTCTGGCCAGTGGGTGACCGTCGTCGTCGTGCCGTAGGTCGCCTCTTTGACCAGGCCGATGCTGGCGTCAAGCTGTGTGGTCACTTGTCAGCCTCCCCGTTCTCGTCGGACGCCGGCGCTCCGCCGTCCGTCTCCCAATCGCCCTGGTTGGCCGTCTGCTCCGCAGGAGGCGCGGGTGCGGCCTCCGCCTCGGACGGGTCCTCTTCGCCCGTCTCCGGGGCTGTGAGGGCCTTGAGGAAGGCCTCCGCCGCATCGTCGCCGGGCGCGTAGTGGAAGGGCTGGATGAGGAGGAGCCGCGCGTGCTCCTCGTCGACCTCGAGCACCTCGCCGGGGCCGACGATGCGGCGCAGGAGAGGAACGTCGAGCTCCCCGAACGGGGAGACGTTCTTGATCTTCACGGGCGCCACGGCGCTCCTCCTTCTTAGTTGGGTGCCGAGGTCCCAGTGACCCGGGCTTCCGCCTTGAACGTGGCGGTTATCTCGATGACGCGGCCCTCTTCGAGCATCTGGGGGTCCGTCGCGCCGTCCGACTGGTGCTGCTCGAGGAAGCACCACAGGACCGCGCCGCCAAGCGTGGTGTCGGTGACGCGGGCGTAGTACTCGATCGCGCGGAGGATCTTGTACGCCCGCTGTGCGCAGACGAGCTCCATCTCGGGGCCGCCGCCGCGCCAGCACGAGATCACGACCTCGACCGTGAGCGTCTCGTGCCGCGAGCGCTGCGGGCCGATCGTCGCGGGCACGTGGCTGGACTGGACCCCTCGCCATGCCACGACGTCGTCCGGCATGTAGTTGCCGGGCTGCCCGTAGCTGCACAGCACCTCGAGGAAGTCCGCGTTGGCCGCGAAGGACTGCTGGACCCCAGTGAAGAAGTTCAGCTTGAACTCGTCAGCGGCGGTCGCTGTGGGGTAGCTCATGCGAAGCCTCCAGCGGTGCGGGTGCTCGCGGCGCAGAGCTCGATGACGCGGCGGGGGACGGCGTAGCCCGAGGGCGTGAAGGCGTCCCCCGTGACGGGGAGGTTCCCGTTGTTCGGGCGCGTGCCCTGCTTGCCGATCTGCCACAGGTGGCGGACGAGCTCGCGGGTGGCGAGGATGATGTTCGCGGGGATCACCTGGTAGCCCCCCATGTAGGTCACCACGACCCCGCGGACGCTGGGCATGAAGCGCCGCGGCGCCCAGTTCGTCCCCGCCGTCAGGGTGTTCGAGGTCTCGTCCCACACGTAGTAGCCGCTCGGGACCGGGTAGCCGTTCTCCGTGACCGATACGATGCTCTGGACCGCGCCGGGCAGGACGACCCCGGGCTTGCCGCCGTCGCCCTTGAACACGTGCTGGCCGTAGACGACCGCGCCGACGATGTCCTCGATCACCGGCGTCGCCGCCGCGATATAGAGCCGCAGGTCGGTCTCGTCGGCGGCCTTGTAGCCCGTTGCGGGCCACCCGAGTGCGTCCTTGCCGTCCTGCAGGCTGATGATCGCCCGGACGTCCGTTGGCCAGACGTCGACGACGTCCTGGTACGCCCCGCCGGTGGCGGAGAAGCGGACGAGATGCCGGCCCGCCATCGTCGGGGTGAAGGACGCCTGACTGCCCGATACGGTGACGGTTCCGCCGAAAGCGGTCCCGTCAGGCTGTGTGACGGCCGCTGCGACGGTCCCGGTCTGCGTTCCCGGCCATGTGACCGTTACGGCCGCTCCGAGGTCCACAGCGGCCATCGGCTACGCTCCCGCCGTCTCGGCTGGGGTGCCCTCGGCCGGTGCGCCATCGCTGGCCGCAGCGGTCGAGACGGAGCCCTTGCCCGAGCGGCCCTTCGGCGCATCGTCGGGCTGGACCTCGTCGTCGCCGGCGGCCTGCGAGCGCAGCCATGCGGCGGTGGAGGTGTCGCCGACAGCGTCGATGCGCTTGGCGATGTTCTCCCAGGACTCTCCGGCCTCGTGGAGGGCGCGGTAGTTGTCCTTGAGTTCGTCGTCCACGCTGGTTCCCTTCTCTCGTGGGGTCCCGATGGGTGAGAGGTGGAGTCCGCTCCCCGCCGCGGGGACCATCGCGGCGGGGAGCGGGGCCTATCAGAAGGTCGGGGCGATGAGGCCCTGGCCGGCGGTGGCGTCGAGGCCACCGATCTTGGACACCGCCTGCGGGTAGCGGCCCGCGGTGAAGGCGATGTAGCCGTAGACCACGAGCTTCGTGGTCAGCGAGCCGCCCGTGGTCTGCTCGAACGAGAGCTCGCGCGGCATGCCGTCGCCGTCCTCCCAGAGCAGGAGCTCGTCGGCGTCGACCGAGAGGACGACGTCCTCGGAGTTCGTGCCGACGGTCGTCGGGATGTTGCGGTCCAGCAGGACCGGCAGGCCCGAGCTGTGCACGCCCACGAACGGGGAGGTCGAGGACGCGAAGTCCTCGGAGCCGCCCTGGGCACCGATAGCCAGCGGGTTCTGCGCGACGGACGTGTTGGCCTGCACGATCGGGCGGTTCGACGAGTCCACGAGGCCCGTGAGCCAGCCCCAGCGGCGCGGGTGCATCACGAGGAACTCGGGTGCGAGGCTGTCGCCGGCGCTGTACACGTTCGTGTTGACGCCCGCGATCTTCAGGTTGAAGTTCACCGCCGTCGCCGCCGCGCCGAACGCGGTAGCCGCGCCGATGCCCGCCGTGTTCAGGATGCCGAGCGCCTGCCCGGAAGCGCCCGAGCCGTTGATGATCTGCAGGTCGAGCCTCGCAGCGTACCGCTTGACGAGGTCGAGGTAGATCAGCGAGTCGACCCCGGAGCCGCGCTCGAGCGACTGCCGGGAGACGTCCTGCTGGCCCGCGATCGTGACCACGTTGACGGTCAGGTTGGCCCATGCCTCGTCAGTCGAGGAGACGTTCGAGTTCTCAGTCGACTGCACGTCAGCCGACGCGGCGGTGGTGCCGCGCGGGATGGTGAACGACATGCCCTGCTCGGGGATCTGGAGGCGCTGGACGTTGTTCGCCAGCGGGCGGCCGTTCGCGAGCGCCGGGGCCGCGAGGTTGATGAGGTACTGCGGGACGACGAGGCCGGCGAACGTGCCGGTGTTCGTGGCACGCTCGGTCATCTCCTGATGGACCTCGACCTCCTTCGCGTGGCGCATGATGCGCTCGGTCGCGCGGGCGTCGCCGCGGAGCGAGTGCTTGTATGCGTCGGAGAAGAACGAGATGCCCCCGTTGACGTTGGAGCGCTGCGTGTAGGTGCGCGGCTCTTTCGTGTCCCCGGTGCGGATGACCGAGTCGTAGGAGCCGCGGGCGGCGGTGGGGTTGGTCTCGGCCGAGAGGCGGAGAGCAGCCTGGTCGCGCTCGAGCTCGGCCTCGTAGCCGCGGACGCGCTCGGAGAGCGTGTCGATCTCGGCGTCGAGGGAGTCGATGCTGGCGCGGACCTCGGCGATCCGGGCATCATCCGGGGTGTCCGCGCCGCGGAGCTCGCGGAGCTGGTCCGATGCGGCGTTGCGGGCTGCGAGCTTGCCGGCGCGTTCTGCGCGGACCCGCTCAATGAGCTGTTCGATGGTCATGGCTGACCTGTCCTTCCGAAAAGGGGTGTGTGCTGATTTCCGAAAGGCACGCGGACAGGCATCAGGCCCAGGCCGTAGCGCGGGCGCGAGTACGCGAACTTGTGCCGTGATCCGCTCGTCTAGATCGAGCGGCGCTTTTCCCTCGGGTCTGGCTCGAGGTACTTCTTTGCACGGGCCGAGAGTTCCTTCGCCGAGCTGTCGGCGAGGCCCGAGCCCTTGGTGGCCGGGTTGGCCCCGTAGGCGACGATCGAGACGTCACCACGGTGGATATCGACCGCGTTGATCCGGTACTCCGAGTAATCCGGAGACCATTGGCCGGAGTCGATGCGGAACTTGAAGCTCATCTCGTCGATGAGGCCCGAGCGGAGCTTCGGGGCGATGTACGCTACGTCGGCGTCGTCCGGGTCGAGCTCGGCGCGGACATTGAGCCCGTGATCGTCCTCGCGGAGATTCAGGCTTCCGTTCGTCGTCCGGGCCATCCGGCGCAAATCGTCGTGCTGGAGGACGAACGGGACGTCGAGGTCAGCACGCGCGAGCGTGGCGCCGAACGCGCCCTGGCTGACCAGCTCGTCGTACGGTCCGAACATGTCGTACATCTGGTACGGGCTCTCGGTGACCGAGGCATAGCCCTCGAACACGAGCGGCCCGGAGTCGCCCTGCGAGCGCTCGAGCCTGAGGCCCTGCAGGCGCACGGAGACGCGGGCGCCGGTGCCCGGCTCGGCCGTGGACCGGCGCTGCGAGGGGCGATCGGCCCGGGCCCTGACGGCCGCGGCTCGCGCCTCGGCAGCTTCTCTGCGGTTCACGGTTCCACCTCTTCGTCGGTTGCGAGGTCGGCCCCGTCCGGGGCCGGGCCTTCCTGCTTGATGGCGTCGGTCGTCTTCATGAACAGGGTCTTGAAGTCGGCCTTCTGCGCCTCGGTGAGCGGCGGCAGGTTGTAGTACTGGGCGCGGGCTTCGTCGGGGGCGAGGTTCCGGGCCATCGCGCGGGTGTTGAGCACCTGGGCGAGTGTGAGGGGGTCCAGCCTGAGCAGGCTTTCCGTGTCCAGCGCGACGCGGCGGGGCTTCGGGGTTAGCCTCGTCAGCGCCGCCTCGCGGCGGCGCACGGCCGGGCCGAGCTTCGTGATCAGGAACTGGAGGTTCCGCTGCGTGATGTTCGCGTACGTGATGTTCGCGCCCTTGGCTGCGCCGTCGATCATGTCCGCCGGCACGCCGAACCAGCGCGCGACCTCGACGATGCTGAACTCCATAGTCGTCAGGAACTCGGCCTCTGCGGCTTTGGCCGAGACCATCTGGTAGTCCCAGTCCTTGCCTGAGACGAACACCTCACCGCTGGCCAGCGTCGCCTGGAACTGCTTCTTGAGCGCGGTGGCCTCGGACTGCTGGAGCGTGCGGTCCTTGTTCTTGAGGATTGCCGAGGGCACTGCACCGTTGGCGAACCAGTCGAGAGCGAACTGCTGCGCCGAGAGGCTCGCGCCGATGCCCCGGGCGGCGTACGAGACCGGCGAGAGACCCACGTGAAGGCCCGGGACGGTGTACTGGCGCTCATGCCAGACGTCGGCCGGGCTGTACGTGTCCTTCCCGATCTTGTAGCTCTGGATGCGGCTGTTCCGGACGGATACGGTGACCGTGTCGGCCGCGACGAGGTCTATCTGCGAGGCGATGCCCATCGAGTCGCGCTCGGTGACGATTCCGAAGGCGTTTCCCGTGCTGTCGAGGTCCATCTGCGAGGAGTACAGCCACTCCGTGATGTCGATTGGCTGTCCCTCGGCATGCGCAGAGGGCTGCTGGAGGACCCCTGACGGCGGGACCGTCACCTCGAGGCCGTCCGGCATCTTCCGCCAGACGATGAGCGGCATCGTGGAGACGAGGTCAGCTCGCAGCGTTTGGGCTGCCCAGACTGCCGAGTGCGTCAGCGACGAATCCTTGGTGACGTCCACGCTTCCGGCCCGGCGAGGCATCCGCATGGGAAGCCCCTGCCAGATCGGGATCACGGGGCCGTTTGCGCCGCGGGTGCGGAAGAGGCTCATTTAGTCCCCTTCCGGTCGATCAGCCATGAGAGGCCGAGGATCCCGGCACCGAAGAGGGCCACAGCCCCGGGGATGGACCACTGGGCCACGAACAGTGCGGCTCCGACGACGAGCGCGAGGCAGCCGAGCAGATCGAGGAACGTGGTCAGCCGCACGCCGCACCGCCTTTCAGTAGAAGCTCTGCAAGATGTCGTAATCGGCCTCGCGCGTCTCGATCCACGCCCACCGGGCGACGATGAGCGCGTAGAGCGCCGTGATGTCCTGCATGGACTTGCCGCGGGAGAACACCCACGACTCGCCCCTGCCGACCTTGGCGGCGCTCTTGCGGGCCTCGGTGACGTCCGTGTTCTCCAGCGTCCGCAGCGATCCTGCGAGCGCGTCGTCGTAGAAGCCTGTGCACGCTGCCGCGCGTTGGGCCGAGGGCATCTTCACGACCTCGAATCCGGCGTCTTCAAGGTCCGGGATGAGCGAGGCTGCGCCCCCGCCGGCGTCGAGTGCGACCTTCCAGCCGCCGTGCGTCTCGGCGAGGCGTGTGAGCTTGGAGACGGCCCACTCGGTGCCTTCCTCGCGGTGCACGAGCTCGACGAAGCAGCGCGCCTCCGGATCGGTTGCCTTCCCTGCGATGCCGATCGAGGTCCAGTCCCGCTCGAGCGCGACGTCGACGGTCCACAGCGGCGTGCCGTCCCAGCAGTCTTCCGGGTCGGGGGCGTAGCAGGCCCGCCACGCCTCGGCGGGGATGACCGAGGGCGGGGCCTTGGGGCGCGGCCACCATCCGTAGTACGCGCGGTGCACTTCGGCCGGGTCCGGGTCTGTCTGGACTTCGTTCATCACGAACTCCAGCGGGATCGTGTGGCCGATCGCCGGGTGTGCGCCGAGCGCCGTCTGCGGGTCGTCCGGGTCTGCGTCCTCGGGCGCGCTGAACTCCCAGTAGAGGGTGCGGGACTCAACGCCGGAGTCAACCAGGGCGCGGCCCATGTCCCGCTGCGCCATGAGGTACAGCGAATCAAGGTTGCCCGCGGCCGAGGTCACCCAGCGCTGCGCGCCGGGAACAGTGCCCATGGTCGGGCCGATGCCGCCCTCGATGGTGTTGTCCCGGTGCGCGTAGGCCTCGTCGACGTGCGCCTCGTGGAGCGTGTCTCCGTGGCCGGTCTTCTTCGAGATCGCATCGATCGAGAGCTTCGCGCCGTTCTTCCAGCGCAGCGCCTCCGAGCCGGCCTGCCATCTCGGCTTCCCCATGAACGCCTTGAGCGGGGATTCCTGGATTGGCAGCCAGAAGTTCTCCTCGAGCCGCTTGAGGGCCTTATTCCGGTCCTGCGCGGTGTAGAGGATGCGCGCGTTCTTCGTCGTCAGGGCCCGGTGCGTGACCTTGCCCCTCGACGTCGAGGTCTTCCCCGCCTGTCTCGGCACGATCAGGATGACCTTTGTGTACCAGTAGAGGCCGGTCGCGGGGTCGATCTCGCACGCTACGTCGAGGAAGTCCTTCTGCCACGGCATCGGGGTGTTCCTGAATGCAGCCATGACCTTGCCCACCGCGGGACCGAGCGTCTGCCGGGCCGGGTTCCTGGGCGTGCCCCACCGCGGCGCGGGGTTGTGCCCGTCAGCCACTCCCGGGATCCGCGAGCGAGCGCAAGAACGCCTCGGCCGCGTCTTCGTCGCCTACCGGGCCCTCGACCTTCCGGAGCCGGTCGAACACGTTGAACAGCCGCGACTGCATGCCCGAGATCAGGTCGGGCCGGTCGAGCGCCGGGATCTGGTCGAGCACGCGAGCGTTGTACTTCGCGAGGACCATCAGCGTCTTCTTGAACGGCGGCTCACCGATTAGCGCGTCCAATTCGTCTGCGAGCGCAGTTTCAATTGGGCCGGGTGCGCGAGAAAACGCAATTTGGAGCGAGGACGCCTCAATTACGGGCGGCATTTCGTCAGAGACCGCGGGGAGGGCCGCTCCAGCTGCCGCCAGCCTCTTCTTGGCGCGGTACTCGGCGTTCGCGTCGCGCTTCGCGGCCACGCAGCCGGCGCAGCGGCATCCCTTGCGGTAGCCGGATACTCCGGCGCCGGTTTTGCCGTGCTTGAACTCGGACATTCGGCCCTCCCGCCCTCAAATTCGGCCCTCCCAAAAAGGGCGCTTTCCAGAAATTTTCGAGGGGGGAAAAATTGGTTGAC